GATGGTCCGGTGCTTCCGTCTCTTGAGATGGTTGATGGCGGTCCCGCCGGGGAACCGGCGCAGGAACCGGCAGACCTTACCCCCTACACCGTTCCCGACCCCGTGGAGTCCGTCGAGGAACCCCCCGCCGACCCCCCTCCCCCCGTCGAGGAACCCGACGAGAACCCCCCGGAACCCATCCCCTTCGACACCGCCAACATGACCAAGAAGCAAATCGCACAAATCCTTGGCATCCCCACCGACCCCCACTCCGTGATGAAAATGCGGAAAGACCAACTGGTTCAGCAGTTGAAGGAAAAGTATGGCGACCACCGCACAGTCGATAATTGACAAGGCCGAGCGCACCCTGAAGGACGAGAACAACGTCCATTGGAACGCTACGACCAACCACCTTGCCGCCCTGAATGACGGGCAGCGGGAGATTGTCTTTTTCAAGCCCGATGCCTATGTCACCAATTCCGCACAGGTTCTTGTCGCCGGGACGAAACAGACCGCACCGACAGGAACCATCCGCATCATAGACATCACCCGGAACATGGGAACCGGCGGGTCCACTCCGGGGAACGCCATCACCCGCGTTGACATGGAAATCCTGAACCGCTGGAAACCGGCATGGCACACCGACACGGCGGCGGCGGTTGTCGTTCATTGGATGCTGGACCCGAAAGACCCGTTGGTTTTCTACGTCTATCCGAAACAGCCTGACAGCGGGTTCGGGTACGTGGAGATTCGCAGGACTGCTGTTCCTGCGGATGTGGCGGCGATAGGGAACAACATCACCCTTGGGGATGAGTACGCGAACGCTCTTTACTACTTCATCATGCACCGAGCGTGGGCGATGGACAACGACCTGTCTCCCGTGGCCCTGAAGCTGTCCACCGACTACCGGGAAGCGTTCCTTCAGAGCATCGGGGCGAAGGAACAGGTGGAGACGGTGAACGAGAACCCGCAATCGGCGCAGATGCCGCAGGGGTAAGCAATGTCAACGAGCATCGACTACTTCACGAACCGAGTCCTTTCCGAAGTCAAGGGGTGTCCTAAACTTGTGGCGCAGGATGTCCTTATGGATGTCCTGCAAGACTTCTGTTCAAGGACGCTCATCGTGCAGGAGGGGTGGGAGCATACGATTGAGGACACCGACCCCGACAGCACCCTTAACGACTCCATTGACGTTACGACCCCTACGGCGAAGGAATCGTGGATTCCCTGCGGGATTCTCCGGCTTCAGATTGACGGATACGACTATCTCACGGAGGAGCGGTACATCCCCGACGACATCACGGACTTCGACGAAGGGCTGTACGTGGACGGAAAGAAATTCTTCTACTACTCCGGCACCACGACAATCGTGATGTATCCCTTCGACTCCGTGGATGCCGATATGTTCGTTCTCGCCGCCTTCAAGCCTTCGACTTCCATCACGACCGTTGACGACGACTTCTACCGGGATTGGCACTACGTCATCGAGGCGGGGGTGATGGCGAGGCTCTTTGAGATGGCGAATCAGCCGTGGAGCGACCCGAATCTTGCGATGGTGCGGCTTGCCCGATACGAGTCGGGCGTGGGTTCCGCCAAGTGCAAGGTGAGCCTGTCGTGGCCCGACCGCACGAAAACCAGACGAACCAAGGACTTCATATAAGTGCGAATCCGTATCAACAGCTTCATCGGTGAGGCGAAACGGGTCACTCCAAGACTGCTTGATGCGAGTCAAGCACAAGTGGCGGAAAACTGCAAACTTGAGCGCGGGTCGCTGAAGCCGTTCTATGACTATTCTTCGTCCGTCACCCTTACCGCCCTGTCGAACCTTCAGATGATTCACCCCATCAGTTCGTTGTTCTGGTTCACGGCGACGACAGAGACGGATGTTGTGGAGGCCCCCGTTTACAGTTCGGGGAACCGTGTTTACTACACGGACGGGACGAAGCCGAGAAAGACGAATTACACCTTGGCATCGAACGCGGGGGCAAAGACGTTCGGGACGGCGAATACGTCCTACTACCTTGGCGTTCCGTACCCCGCATCGGCTCTCACGGCCACGGCTAAGGGAACCCCCGGAACCAACATCGTCGGGTACGTCTGCTACGTTTACACCTACGTCACGTCTTGGGGCGAGGAAGGCGCACCGAGCGACGCTTCCAACATCGTCGCGGTCTATGAAGATCAGTACGTTGAATTGGGGAATTTTATTACCTCCGTTCCGGCGGATTACAACATCGTGGGCTACAGGATATACCGCCTGAACACGGGAACGTCCGGGTCGGAATATCAACTCATGGACACCATCATGGGGGTGTCGGGAACGTACATCACCCCCGCCGAAGTTATCGCAAACAGCGATGTTTGGGACGACAAGGACACGGGCGACGGGGAGATGGTGGACGATGACGACCTGGGGGCGGTCATCACCTGTTCCTTGTATGAGGAACCGCCCGCAGACCTTGTGGGCCTGATTCCGCTGTCCAACGGGTGCTTTGCCGGATTCAGGTCGAACAAGGTGTACGTCTCCGAGCCGTTCCAACCGCAAGCGTGGCCTTCCGACTACTCCTTCACAACGGCGCATAACGTGGTGGCCCTTGGACATTACGGGACCACCATCGTCGTCGCCACGGAGGAGAAGCCCTATCTCTTGCAGGGGTACGACCCGCAGAGCATGACGAAGGTGGCGTTGCCCGACCCGCAAGCCTGTCTCAACAAGCGGAGCATGGTCAGCGGTGACGGGTTCTGCATTTACGCATCCCCGGACGGGCTTTACATGGTGGCGGACAGCGGGAACCAGTTGGTCACGAATGGAGTGTTCACCCGTGACCAATGGCGGGATCTCTGTTCCACGAACACCTCAAGCCCGACCACGACCTACGACAAGGACATCATCGGGTTTCTCTACAACAACAAGTATTTCGGGTTCTTTGAGGGATATTCCACGGGATTCATCATCGACTTTGAATCTCAGACGCAATCCTACGTGAAGATCGACCTTGGGACCGGATACCTTGTGTACGGCGGGTACGTGGACCACCTGACGGACACGCTGTACCTCTTGGTGAAAAACTCAAGCACCTACTACATTTACAAGTGGGAGGGGGATTTAACCGATTACCTCGCCTACGATTGGAAGTCGAAGGTGTTCATTCCCGGACCCGTGATGTCGTTCGGTGCGGCGAAGGTGAACGGTTCGTTCACTGCGGGTTCGACCGGAACGGGTACTATTTCCAGTTCAAGCACGGCGGTAACGGGTTCCATGACCGTTTTCACCACGGAGTTGAAGGTGGGGTACTTCATCGGTGCGGGTACGGAGTTCCGTGAAGTGACCGCCATCACGGACAATACCCACCTTACGCTTTCCACGGCCTTCACGTCCAACCTGTCGGCAAGTGCCTTCACGATATACCGGACGGGATTCAAGTATTACGTTGATGGAACCCTGACGCACATTCAGGGAATCGGGAGCGACGAGCCGTTCCGCATTCCCCCGACGAGGGGCCGGGAAGTGGAGTTTGGATTGAGGGGTTACGAGGAAGCCTTCGACATGACCGTTGCCCCGACGATGATTGAACTGATGACGGACGATTCCGAGGACTAATGGGTAGGGCGACAGAGTATTACAAGATACCCCAGGTTCCATCGTCCGCCGACAAGGACGTTCAGACATTCCTAACGGCGGTCAAGGGGATGCTGGACGTTTTCACGGGTTCGACGGGGAACGCCAACGCGAATCTCGATCAGGTAGTCACCTTCCGTGACATCCAGAACCTTTACGTGGGCCGTGTCGTATCTTCGACTTCCAGACCCTTCAGCGGTCGGATAACGAGGGTCACGGGGGATGTCATCAGGACGGGGAGGATTGAGTGTAATGATGCAACCAGTTTCCTCGACCTTGATGAAAACAAACTGGTCTTTAACAATAAGATAACCTACGACTCGACGGAACCCGGAATCTTCATCGGTCAGGACCAGACCGACAATCTGTTCAAGGTGAACATCGGGCATGATGCGTCGGGGTATTCGATCAAGTGGAACGGTTCCACCCTTGTCGTTACCGGAACCATTACAGCTACGGCTGGTGCCATCGGTGGCTTTGTCATTACCGTTAACGGGATCTCCGACAATGCAACCGAGGCCTATGCCAAGATATTCCTCGATAAGCCCAACACCATGCTTCGGTTGGGGCCGATGACCGGGACCTACCTTGTCGTTGATGGGGATTACAGCGGAATCCCTGCAATTTACAGCAGCAATTATTCTGCCGGTACTTCCGGCTTTCTCCTGAAGGCAGACCTTCTCGATGTGGGGAACATCCTGGCTCGGGGGTCTATCCGTTGTGCTGTCTTCCAGAAGGATTCGGTTTCTGCCGTGGGTGGGAACCTTGCGATTCTTGCTGGCGATGTGTTGGCTGCTGACATGACGTCGGGTGGTACGACGCTGACCATCAAGGGCGACGAAACCTTTGTGGTTGGCGACGCCTTGCGAATCAAGGAGGGTACCGATGACGAATGGCTTCAAGTAACGGACGCCTCGTCTGCCCCCACGTACAGCGTTACCAGAGACAAGGCTTCCGTGTATAGCGGCTCTCCTCCGGCATGGAAGAAGGGAGCGTCTGTCATCAATTACAGACAGTCTGGCGACGGTGGAATTCTTCTCACTTCATCCATGACAAATGCCCCGTACTTTTCTGTCTTCACTCACGCGGGATCTCCGTGGAGTGCCATTACAGAACGTATCCGGGTAGGGAACCTGAATGGATTCCTTGATTATGTTTCTGATCTTTACGGTATCGGTATCGGGGATACGTCTGGTTATTTGAAGTATGACCCGACAAACGGCCTCAGAGTTTTGGGGGCTATGACCGATACAACAGCATGGGAGAACAAGACATCCGATTTCAATGCCGTTACTGGTGGCCGTTACTTTGTCATAACAACGGGTGGTGCCATTACCATGACACTGCCGTCCTCCCCGACTGTCGGGAACAGGGTTAGGTGGATGGATCTCGCATCCAGCTTTGGGACTTATGCTCTTACGATTGCCCGTAATGGAGAAAAAATTATGGGTTACGAAGACAACCTTGTTTGTCAGAACAATGACGAATCGGGCATTCTTGAATACACGGGAAGTTCATATGGATGGGTTCTTTTTTAATCGACTTCCCGAGATACGGGAATCGGACGGCAAAGAGATTCCGGTTGAGCAGTCGCCGGTTGCAGACCTTATCAGGTGTCAGGTGTTGTGTGACAATCCAGAACACAGATCAGAGAAGTGGAGACACCTTGATGATCTAGGATACGTCGAGGTTGTCGGAAAAAGCGAAGAGGATTGTATAAGACAAGTTGAAGCTCTCGGATGGGGAATTAAGCGGATCTCGCTCCCTGACGGCCAAGCACATTTTATTTGTTCCTGTCCCAAGCATCGCAATTAACTCAAGGAAACAGTTGATGTCTATTTATTTTAGCCAGTTTCGAGGCGGAAAGTGGAAGTTTGAAGAATTCACGTCGAACGGCACATGGACCCGACCGGGCGGTGTCATGTGGGCCTGGGTCCTTGCTGTCGGTGGTGGTGGTGGTGGTTGGTACTCCAGTACCAGTTACG